TCGGCAGTGTTGAAGCCGAGCGCCATGCTCAGACGGAAGGCGCTGCTTATGTCCTCCTGTCGGAACGGGGATTCGATGGCGAGCTTCTGCACCCAATCCAGCAACTCTTTCGACTTGCCGGAGGTCATTGCCATCGCCTCGCCCATCGTTGCCGCCTGGCCGGTCAGCAGGGCTTCCTTGGCGGCAAGGCTGTTGAGGCTTAACCCCAGCCGCTCGTAAGCGGCATAGGAGTCCAGCGCGCCACGCGCCATGTCTGCCAGGCCGCTCACCGCGCCGGTGAACAGGTTGCCTATCCCCACGCCCGCGGCGATCTGGCCGATGTTGCCCAACGCACCGCCGATGCTCTTCAGCGGCGCGCTGGCTTTGTCAATGCCTTCGACTATGATCCTGAGCTTGTAATCTGGCACAGTTCGGATTCCAGGCAACAAAAAAACGCCGCTGACTGCCTCCCCGAAGGGAAACAATCAGCGGCGTGTGTCGATACGTTTCACGTCGCGTCAGCCGGTATAGTGGCCGGCCCTGCGTTATTCAACTGCTCTTAAGCATAATGCTAAGTCGCCAGAATGTCAAGAGGAAGGGCGACGGCTAAAATGCTCCACCTGTCCGCGCGGATCGACAGCGCCCAGCAGCAGGCCGTTCGTCTGGTCCACCACCAGCGTAATGCTGTAAATGCCCGGCTCCAACGATAACAAGCGCAGCATGAGTTTCTCCCACGCCATCTCGCGTTCGCTCTTGGCCCCTACCTTGCCGGTTGCCGCTGCCACTGACTCGCCCCGCTCACTCACGATCTGCGCCGCGTCCCCAACCATTCGCCCGCCTGTTCTGCGGGGACCTGCCGCCATTCCATCGAACACCGGCAGTGTGTCGTGCATTCCGAATCTGCCCCAGGAACGGGGAGTTCACCTTCCGTACACCACCCGCGGTCATGGTACTCCACGCAGTCACCGCAATGCTCGGCGTTGCCCAGGGTGCGAAGCTCGATGGGAATCATCCCCGGCTGCACCTGCCGGTGTTCGCGCTCCCCGTTCCAGAACTGCATCCGCGCGTTACCGATGTAGCCCTGCACGCGGTTCAATGCCTGCGGCAAGGTGACGCTCCCGGCCTGCACGTCGCCGGCCAGCCGCGTGATGCGGGCATAGTCGTCACGCAACCGCCCGCCCACAGCGCCCCAGTCCCGCGGCGTCATGCGGTCCCAGCCGCCCACGGCCAACGCCCTGTTTTGGCTGTGCAGCCGGCGCAGTTCGTTGCGCATCTGGTCGGCCCACACGGCCGGCGCTATGCGGCCTTCATGCAGCACGGTCGTGAGATCGCCCAATCGCCGGCCTGCGCTGTTCACCTGGCCGTCCAGCAGCCCCAGCACGTCACGCCGCGCCACAAAGCGCCCCGTCGCGTTGGAGCGGTAGCGCGTGGCGCTGGTAGACCATGTGAAGCCGGGGAGAACATCCGCAGGCATTTAATCGGCCTCGCCTAATGCTGTTTCATTCTGCTGTCGATTCCATTTAGCAATTGCCTGCACCAAACATTCGGCTTCTTGCGGCGTAACATACAGCGTTTTGACAATGGCCCCGATACGTTCATTCAGGGGTGCAGCCACTCGCTCATCGTTAACCGGCACGGTACGAATGAGCAGGGCATCCACGGCACGCGCGGAAACAGTAAACTCAAACGTGCCTGATGCCTCCGGCTGCCGCACCCTTTTTTCTTTTACCGGCAATTTATATTCCTTGCCCAACGCAAACATGGTATGCACTTCTGCCGCAACATCCCGCAAGATGTCAAGCGTCGCCCGCGGGGAGATTGTCGCCTGCGCCAGTACGTAGCTCGCCACTGCATCGCGAGTGAGCATTGATTCCATTGCGATTTGTGCCAGCAATCGGTCATACTCTGCCGCCAGCGTCGAACTGGTGTAATCAATGAAGATATTCATTTGTCTTCCTTTACTGTCCGACGTTTCATTGCCTCATGCGGCGCCCAGGCCCAGTCTTCGTCAATAATATCATTTACGCTCATCAGACCAAGCCACGATGTATCAGTCAGGATCGCCTCCGCCTCCGCTACCAACGCGGGCGATTCCTCTGCCGTGATGGGCTTGTCTCCCTGGTTCATTCCGTCCCCCTTGCGTCCAACAGCCGCTTGTACTTCGCCGACACACCATCGCTCGCGTACCATGCCGCCCGCGCATCCTGCACCGCTTCCGGCGCGGATGGGTCTTGCGCGGCCAAGAGGTCGGCAGACGGTATCCACGTGTCGGGATCGGCATCTTCGGGCATGTGATCAAGCGCCCACTGCACGGACGCCTGCGCGTCGGCAAGGTCAATGCCGATGTCAAGCAGGGCCGCGATTTGCCGGTCGGCCCACTTCCGGCGCGGCTCAGTCGCCATGCTTTACCTGCCTCCCAAGTTGCGCAATCCAATGCAGCAGTTGCCGCGCTTGATCCAAATACCAATTAGCAGCAGCATGGAGAGCTTCGCTGGCATCGATTAAATCCTTGGTGAGCGAACCATCCAGCCAGTCCAGATTGTCGTCCCCCAGCCCCTTCAAATCGTCATCATCCATCGTATGCCCCTCTTGCTAAGATGCGCTGCGCGGCGTCGAGCATGGCGGCCATCTCCGCGCGCGACGCCTCGCCCTGCCGCCTCTCCTGCCGCATTCCGTCTTGCTTCATCCCCCCCTCCTGCCCTGGCCCCATCTCTGCCATCCGTTCGCGCGCGTCGGCCTTGGCCTGCGCCTGTTCCTCGCGCTCGCGCAGATCGTCATCGGTCAGCAGCGGCAGACCCACATCCCCGCGCAGCTTGTTCTCCAGTTCGGGCGACGGAAACAGGCTCATGCCTGCCGTACTCATGCCGCTCACGAACTGAATTACGGTGTCCACGTCCACACTGCCCACAGCGCCAAAAGCGAGCTTGGGGGCCAGCGCCGTGTCCATGCCGTTGAGCCGCAGCAGGCGCGGGATCGCATGGGTGTTGACAACGCCGGCGATGCTCTCCAACCATGCCTCTAACGCCGTCTTGAACATGCTCGACTTCGTTGCACTCAGAGCATAACTGCCGACCGCCTCATGACCCAGGAGGATGAAGTCAGCCAGCACCGTCATGGCAATGCGCTGTTCGTACCGCTGGATGATCGCGCCGGTGTCAAAGGAGCGCGAGCCGCCCGACGAAAGCAGTTCCAGCCGGTAGAGTTCGTGGCCCGCGTCGTCATAGACGAGCGGCCAGATCACGCCCTCCTGCTCGTCGCGACGGATGTTGGTAACGATCTCCTTGATGGCCGCCAGCTGCCGCTGTTCGTCGTCCGTACTCGCGGCCAGGACAGACGGCGGTACGTAGGCAACGGGCAGACCGGCCAGGTCACGCTCAATGCCTACACCTTCAATGGTTTCAATGTTGCGCTTGAACCACCAGGCGCGGTAGCTGGAACGCAGGACGCTGCGCCCTTCGGGGTTGCCCTTGCGCGGGTTGGCGCGAAACAACAGCGCCTTCTCGATGGGGATGTAGATCAACTGCCCGCCATCCGTGCGCTGCCACATGCCCTGGATACCGCCCGAATCGTCAAACTGCCAGCGTTCGCGCGTCTCCTGACTGCGAATGGACCACTTGCGCCAGCCGATCCGTCCGTCCTCGTACTTGCTGCGGCTTTCGGGGTCATCAGCGTCGCCACCGCGCCGCTTGTAGACCAGTTCCAGATATGCCCAGCCGTAGGGGAGCATTGTCAGGATTTCGGCCAGCGTGTCCCGCCAATCAAGGGACATGTCGCCCAAACATTCCTCGACAAAACGGGCCAGGTCTGCCGCAGCAGGGGAATCGTCAGCGGGCTGCACGTTCAGCGGCACGCGACGCAAGAGCATCTCGACGGCAAACAGGATGGCCCCCACCGTGGGATCGTCAGCCATCTCGCGAATAACGCCCAGCCAGCGGTTGCCCTGCAATTCGCTCAGGTACTCATCGCGCACTACGCCGCCGTCGCGCCGCAAGCCGGTGACGCCAAACTCTCGAAAGTTCGCCGCTATCTCTGCCATGCTCTACCCCCGCCCCCAAACGTTGCTCTTGGTCATGCTGCCGAAGGTGACATTCGGCGTTGCCTGCTTCTGGATGGCATACCAGCCGATAGCCAGGGCCATCACACAGTCGTCGTGCATCCCTTCCGGCGCGCTGTAGTGCATCATGCCGGAAGGCGTCTTGTCCATCTCGTATGCCTGCAATTCACCGATCAACACCGGATCGCTGAGAATGCGAATCGCTTTTTGCTCAAAGGCCAGGGCTAGCGCGTCGATGATCTGCGCCTTGCTCGCGTTCGCGGTGACGAACGGCTTGACCGGCAAGCCCTGCCGCACAAGCTGGTCGATCACAGGCTGCCCCATCGCGTTCGCCTCGGCTACAATCGTTATGGGCTTGAAACGTTCGGTCAGGGCAATCAACCGCTGCATTTGCAGCACGTAGTCAATCTGACTGAAGCGGTCCAGGTAGACCAATGCCTGTTCTCTGGCGTCCATCACAGCGAACACGGTGTAATCGTTGCTGCGGCCCCAGTCGCACGCAATCGCGTAGCTGTGCCCCGGCTGCGGCCCTGTCTGTTCCGGCATCGTCGCGGCGTCTGTCACCCCGCGGAACACACCGCCCGCGTCCTCCAAAAATAGTGCTTCAATCTCCTGCTGGTACACGCGCTCCGGCATGGTCGAGCGCATGGCATCCAGTTCGCTTTGCGGAATGCGCGGGTTGACGTTGGACGGCATCTGCCAGCTTGCCCACTCCGTTTGCTGCGGGTCTTGCCCCCACTGCCACATCTGCCAAAAGCCGTTGCGACCCTTCGGCGTGCTGAGAAAATACGCGTCGCCGGAATAGTCAACCAGCGTCGGGCGCAGCGCATACTGCCACGCGTCCATGAGCGCCGGAACCATTGCCGCCTCGTCTACGATGATGCGCTTGTACTTG